CCAAGTACTGCTGCGGAGTTGTGGCGGTCTTGAGGTTTGCATATCTCTTAGCGGATATAAAATCAAAGTACCCTTTTATCCCTTCCTCAACAGAATCAAATACGCGGAAGTTGTCGCGGATCGTGGACAATGTACCCTTAGAATACTCCTCTTTGGTCTGCATATTAACAGATTTACCCTTCCAAGAGCTTCCGCACTTCATACCAAAGTAATTGTGATAATTAGCGGATAGCTTGGAAAGTCCGTAATTTGACTCAATGCAAGCCTGTGCAATTATCGGACTAGCAACGGAATAGCCGTACTGCTTTGCGTATTTCTGCACTAAGGGCGCAATCTCAAATATGAATGTTTTTGCCTGTTCAGTAGTAGCCATATAAGCCCCCTTATTTTACCTCTTTCTTGCTCTTAAGTACGTCCACCGCGTTAATAATAGGTTCGGGAAGTGGTAATCCCATAGTTCCGGCATTCTCCAAGATAGATACAAGCTCATTAGCACAGAAGCCGATTATAACGGCATTTCTTAAATAATCAGTTCCAAGCATAAGGTCAAGTCTGTGCGCAACCATAACGAATATTAACGTCATACATTTACGGCAAAGGCCCTTAAATCCTGCCTTGCTTTCAAGTCCCCCATTCTGTGACTTCGGGCTTTTCTGAAAAACACCGGCAACTACTAAACCACTTACATAATCAACTGCCATGAAGATTATTAATGTAATCACTGCACTGTCCCATCCTCCCAGGAACTCAGCGATAGCAGCTCCTATTATTCCAATTGCACTACATATCATATTCTTGTTCATACCCTTATCCCCCTTCTATTATTCCGTTGTGTTTTCTGTTTCAGTCTGCTCCGGCTCTGTTTCCGGTTCAGGTGTGTTGTCTATAACTTCTCTAAATCCCTGGATATCATTTCCGAACTCATCCACGATTTTAACAACTCCCACAAGCACGTCTGTGGCATTGTTTAAAGTCTGAGCAGTTGCATGATATTTGACTCTCGAACCCTTGAAATTGTCAAAAGTAGCCACAACTTTAGCGGAATACTCATTTTTAGTATTCGTGATGAACGACATTACATTATATTTCATAGATTTCCTCCTTTAATTAAAAAGAGCACCATTTTGGATGCCCTAAAATTTATAAATTTTTCTTTAGATTTACTTTTTTAAATTCATATTTAAAACAGTAAATCATATAATTTTCCATAAATGGGGTCTGTTAATTAATAACAAACCCCGAAATATTAGACCCTCGACCTTTTATTAGCCGTATATCGAGTAACGGAAATATTTGAATCTGTACCTTTTATATTATGCCGATGTACAGTCTCGGCAAATTAGCTTTATTTAATTCATAATTAAATGTCCTAGAAATAGGATTTTATTTCAGCCACTTAAAGTATTTTCTTTTTGCCATAAAATTTTGCTGAAAAAGAAACCGTTGAACCATTAACCATGCATGAATATACATTAAGAAACGTAGTTGATGCATGAATACCTACCTCAGCACCGTATTGTGAGCTACTAGATGAACCTGCTCCTAAGCTTGTTTGTGTTGTCGATAGTAATATAGCCGGAATTGTTACAATATATCCTAATGCACCATGAGGATATACAACCACAATAAATTCCTCATATTTTGATGCATCAATAGCTATAGATGTTCCATCTGACTTAGTGCCTAATAATTCATAATCATACGACATTAAAGCTGAATTTAACTGAGCAACCTGTCCTTGTGTCGGCTGCATCATCCAGTATGTACCATCAAAAGTAAATTCTACTACATCACCGGCAAGCCACCATAAGCTTGGTGCGGTTGAACCGTATGCCTTTATTGTTTTAGCACCCGTTCCATTTACATTTAAGCTAGGCGCTGTTGCTGTGTTGGTATATGTAAATTTAACGACTACTTTTGCCCCTTTGACAAGCGAGAACCCATCGAGAAGGCATGTAGCTGTCTTAGTTGTCGTTGACTGTGCCGTTGTACTTGTGGCATACCAAGGTATGTTTCGTGCAGCCTTAGTAAGCGATTTGTTTGTCATTACATACGGCATATATGTATTTTCTTCTATGCTTGCTTTTCTTAGCATAGGATATAATGTTATGCCGTTGTCATAAGAAACACCACTACCTATAAACAACCCTAGTGTCGCATTCCCCGTACTAGATGCAGTAAATGTAACATCTGTACTTGAAGCTCTTGCAATTGTGGTTCCATTATACGAAAGTACAAATGCAAGATCACTAACACCGGTACCGCTTAATATGTACTTCTCACCAGCCACAAGTTCTATCTGATTTGGTGATGATGAGTTGATAATAGCAAGTTCAGTGCTTCCATGATTTTCTGTTCCGGTTAGTGTAATTGATCCACCTTCCGATGTGTCATCAGCCCCTGCACTATCGTTTGTAAGAGTTATTCCGTAGTATGAATGAGTAGTAAAGTTATATGGATATGGTATAAGATTTTTAGCCCCGTATGTTGTCACCATGTCATGAATAGCGCCGTCTACAGTTGCTTTTAAATTGTCCATGTCTATAGCATAATCTCTGCTGCATCCGATATATATATATCTTGTGCCGTCATACATGTATACCATAGGGCGACCTGCCGTACCACCATATGAGATATTGGCATCTGTAATAAGCGCTTTATTGTACCATACAGATTTAGCGCCTGTTCCGTTTACATCAAACTTGGGACTCTGTGCTGTGTTTGTGTTAGAAAACTTAACACATATAATTGCCCCTGTTCTAAGTTGCCAGTTTTCATCAGTAAGAGTAATTACTTTTGTGGCTGTACCCGCACCTGTTGAGCACGTTCCATAAGCGGGTGACTGTGCTTCCGGTGTAATGCCATCAAGTTTAATTTTATCACCCGATGCCATCATACCGTTGTTAGTCTGGGTAGCTAGTGTGTTCTTTAAGTCTGCTAGGTACTTTTTGATTTTTCCAACAAGGACCTTTATTGTATCACCTGCTGTCATAGCAGGATATTGAGCCGTACTATCAATAATATCATTTACATATGAATCGCCTACCTGGTATGCCCTTTCAACCATGCCCCTATCATTAGGATCATAAACTGATTTAGACATATCTCCGGCACCGATTGCTTGCATCTTATGGTCTACAAATTCTGTTGTAGCCACATTATTTGATACATCGGAAGTATCAACGGTAGGCGCTGTGACTGTGGTTTCGTCTGCATGGAAAGCCGCCGTATCGATTTCTGTTGCATTGATATCATCAGCATCTAACGTATTAGTTTCAATATTATTTTCTGCGTTATCCTGCCATTCCTTTTGACGCTGAATGCGTGATGCCATTTCATTTACAACATCCTGGACCTTTTCTGTTGTGACTTCTTCACTCAATGATGTCGGTATTTCAATACCTATATTTGCGGCCGCCGTTTTAGCTTCAAGCTCTGTTATATGTGTTATAAATTTATCTTTAAGAAACTGCGGGTATTCATCAAACTGTGCCTGCATATCTTCTGTTGATAGCTCCGGTGTGTCTGCAAGACCTGTAACTCCAAGCCCTACAAGTTCATCAGGTTCTATATTGGTGAAACTCATTTGACACCTCCTTAATTCTTACAATTATTATTCTGCGTGTATTCTATACCAAACTGATCTATCATAAGCGGCTCATTTAATTGATTGTTTTCAATTCTGAATCGTACATGATCCAACTTTTTTAACCTAAGTTTTGAAGATACCATACGTGTTCCCTTATCTGCTCTAAATGTAAACTTACTAAATACAAGCTGCGAGAACGCAAAATATCTAATCGTCGTTGAATCACTCTTTAAGAGTTCCCATGCGCCATTACGTAAGGCATACACATTGACTGATGAAACAGCAGATGGAAATACTCTAAGTGCAAAATATCTATATGTTTTAGCCTTAAAAAATACCAGTTCGTCAATATCTGCTGTGTCGTATCTGCAATAAATGGCTTTCCCGTTGTCACTATAATTAGTAATATCATTGTAATCTGTATGAAATCTCATTATGTGACCGTCTGCTGTACCGAAGAATACTGTTTCGTCGATTGATATAGCACATGTGGCCGGTACATTGTCCCAGTAAAATGTTGCATACTGTCTTGTTGAATACGGGGCGCCGTCTGCTGCGATAACCTGCAAAGTATCAAGTATATATACATGCGAGTTTACGAAAAGCATGTAAAAATCACCGTTTCGTATTGCAAAGGCTTTATCAAGGTTGGGTTCTTCAAGTAGTTTGCCGTTTAGATAATAACTACGGCTATTCATCAAATAGTCTCCGTAAATATCCGCAAGTGTTACCGCCATGACACCTTCTTGCGATAAAAACATTGGCTCGATACCAGTAACTATTGACGATTTGGGGGCTATTATTGGATAGCCTTGCAAAGACTTAATAACCTTAAATACAACCTCACCATCCTCCGTAACGGAACCGGCGCGGATTATTGCGGCCTGCCTATCTGAACCATTACCCTTAAGAGTAACAAGTTGGTTTGAAACAATTGCATAACCTTTAATCGGTGAAGCGTCCGAACCTAATACGGAATAGCTAGTATCCTGAAAATATGTTATATCATCCTTTTGTGAATACCAGTCAAAGTTAGGATAATCGGGATTGCCAGATATAAATATTCTGTCATAGTTTCCATTTATGCCGTATGCAATAGCAAAGGTACAGTTTGCAATCTTTTCAAATGATCCGGCTATTGTCTTTGTTGCTTCAATAACTATGTTATCTTCACCCTCTACCGGTGATGCTCCAGGAGCTGTCATAAATGTGACTTTACTGTTTGCAACGTCAACCGTATAATCTGTGTCTCTGACAAGTGTTTCAAATACCCCGTTTGCATTGAGTTTTAATACATCGGTAATATCGGTTATATCGCTGGCACTCAAATAAAAATCCGTCTCCGTTGCCTCGTCACTAGATACATAAAATGACTCGTTAAATTTCGTTCCGATAAGGTTAAATGGTTCGTATGATGTACCCCCGCCCTGTGGTTTCTTAGAAATTGTGACGGTAGGAACATAAAGTTGATATTCTGTTGTGTCATACAACTTCCCATCGTTGGTGTAGATGTAAATTTCTCCATTACCAAAGACAAGTGCCTGGTTACCTGATCTTATATAACCATATTCTTTTGCCTTTACTATGCGTCTTGTACCACTCGCATTAGTAAGTATCTGTGAATTGGGTGTATCTGTGTCTTCATCAATAACTGAAAAATCAAGATTCCCAGAAGCATTCCGACCTATGTGATACATAGTCGTTCCAATATGAACGACATAGTTATCATCATCCCATTTCCAAATTCCAAATACTTGCCCGTTACCAGATGCTATAGACTCATAACCCATGCGTTTACGGATCTTGCCGGGCTGATAACGTATAAAGTTAATACAATCGCTAGAATGGTTCGCATCTACTGCTGACGGAGAAGATGTGAAGTCTGCTCCAAGAAATCTATTTATCTGATATATATTTCTGCTAGGTGAAGCCGGTATATCAAACTGGGCACTTTCAACTAATCTATCTGGCATACTTTACCACCCCGTTTCACTTGTAAATTCTTCTCTAGGTCCTACTTCAACCTTCTGTTTTAGTCTTGAGAATGCTGTCTCCCACTCATTGCGATATTGAGTCGCAAGCCCCGCGTCATCATCCTTATATAGCTGTGAAGCAATGTACAAAGGAATAGTAACCGCAACTTCGGGATCCAACGGAAGCACGTAATCATCAGGGGTATTCTTTGTTATTTCCTTTGCATATTTCTTGTAATATACCGTATATACTCCCGGTCGGTCTGCCCTAAATACTATCGTGTCGTTTGCTTCAATATAGTATTCAGAAGCCGCTAAGTATCTAGGCTTACCTTCTCTTTCAACAAATACCTCTCCGGCATAGATCATATAAAAATCTTCGCATAACTCACGCATATTAAAGCGCAATACTTCTTCATTTGCCGGTATGTCGGAAACGTCTGCAAAGGTCGCTGAATATAGCGCTATATTCATTACGTGCGCCGGATATAGGGACGAAAATTTAATCTCTACTTCTGCATCGTACTGATTGTCAATAAGCCCCTTGTACGGCGAATAATTGTCGCCTTCGGTAGTTATTGTGTCCCTTAATGCTCCGCCTACATAAATGCGGGCTGTAATTCCTTTTGTTGCCCTAAAGTAATATGATCTTGCGCCTTTTGCATTAAAAGATATCTCACTATCCGACAATTCAAAGTCTTTATTTGTCCCGGTAATAAGGTTTGACAATGGCTCGATAATAAAGGTTTTCTTATCTACCAGGAACTTTCCTACGGTCGCAAGCATTTGAAGTGCTTCATTACAAGCCTGCGGCATAGCATAAATGTATTCTTTTGTGTTGGAATCCAACTTTATATCGCTTCCAGTTAAAGAAAACATCTTCCTTAAAGAAGCGTCTTTAATATCAAGCCATGTTGTCATTCTGCTTCCTCTTTCTTAATCCTTCTTCTTGGTTTCTCTTCCTTTGCTTCCTCTGTGTAAATCTCTGAAACAAAAGAATCAACACCAACACTTATAATGCGTCTCTTTACACCGTTAATCTCAACGATATCTCCTACATTATGTTTAGGTTTCATGCTTTTTTCTCCTTAAAAAAGGGGAGGATAGATAAATCCACCCTCCCCGTAATTATCAGCTAAGTGTTGTAGCTGTGTTTGATGTAGAACCGGTCATGATAACCTGCCTCCAGTTATAGAAGCCTGCGCTCCATCTAGCATAACCGTTGTATACAAGGTTACGTGACTTTGTTTCAACCTCTGATGCGATATCAAGGTCAACACGATCCCAGAATGTGTTACCCATAAGGTCCTTATTTGCTTCGGAACTCATGATAATTGCAGGTGCTGCGCTCTGGTCTGCAATAGTAGGTGTCCAAAGGTGGTCTACTACGAGCTTCCACTTACCTCTCTGTGTGTTGATGTCGTTGTAATCGTTACCAACTTCACCATCTGAACCGATGATCTTCTTAATGAGGTCTTCAAGTTTGTATGCGTTGCCGGGAATAACGATTGTGTCTGCAAGTATTCCCAGAGGATGTCCCTTATCATCCTTAAAGTTTCTCATGATATTTGCATATCTGTTGAGAATTTCAGGTGTAGCAATAGGATTTGTGAAGACGTTTGACTCTGTTACAGACGTAAGTGACTTATAAGGGTGTGCAGCATTGAAGATTGATACACCGTCGCCACCGAGAGTTGAGTATGTCTTGCCTTCGTAGGTGATTGTGTTTGCTTCACCACCGGTAAGCATATCAGAACCGAACTGAGCCTTTGATCTCTTATAGGCCTTAACCATGTTTCTTGCACGCGCCTTCATCATGTCGATGTTTGCATCATCTGCAAGCTCGCGGGACAGTGTAACTGTCTTTGCGAATGATGAGTGCTGAAGTACATTGAAGTAACCCTGCTCGAAATCATCATCTGCTGCGTTTGCGCCTTCTGTCTTGTCTACAAAGTTTGAGAATGTACCGAATGTTCCGGCTTTCTCTGCGAACTTATCTGACTTCTTTTCGTTGAAAAGGGCTTTAAGTAACTTGTCGTCGTCGTTCTTGTTTGCGTCCTCGTCATGGAACACACCTGCGAGCTGGTCGCTCCACTCATTCCATACATTGTCATTTGCAAGGTTTGTTGTTGATCTAACTATAACTGCCATAATTTACACTCCTTTTTAGTTGTGGTGTACCTTGGCATATAACGCATTGAGTTCCTTAATGGACTTTTCAGGATAGAACCTCTTCCACTTGTTAAGGTCGCCTTCCGGGATTGATATTTCGTCGTCTCCCTTCGCTCCTTTGGGTGAAGTTAAATGTCCTTTCCCTTTAGCTTCATTGATGGCTGCCTGTTTAGCAGCTCTGGCTCCTGCGTTACGTAAGGTATCAAAGTTTACAAGTTTATAGGCTTCCGATAACAAAACTCCCGGATGTGATGATGCGTACTTAACCGCGTTCTGAAATTCATCGGAACTTGTTAACTCGTCTTCATCTGCAAAGGATTTGTCAAGATTCATGATCGTTTTGATGTCCTCTGCAATCTGTTCTTTTGCCTTGGTCTGTTTTGTCTCTTCAACCAGTCTTTCAGCTTCCCGGATAGCCGGATTATTTTTTACGAACTGATTCAGTATTTCCGGATCAATTCCTTTTGATTGAAGCTGCTGACTCATGTTGATGCGCTCCTGCGCTTCAAGTGCTTCTCTGTATTCAGCTTCGGTCGTGATAGGCGCTCCTGTTTCCGGGTTAACTTTGCCTTCACACATTCTTGCGTAATAGGTATCGCGCTCTACCTGCTCTTTTTCGTACTTAGCCCTTGCTTCGCTTTCTGCTCTTCTGCGAGCTGCGGCATAAATACTGTCGCGGTCGTCTTCTTCGGGTTCCTCTTCGGATTCTTCCTCGGTTCCGTCGTCCGCGTCTGTGGTTTCTTCCTCGGTCTGTTCGGCGACATCAGACTCTTCTGCGCCTTCATCTGCAAAAAACTGTAGATCATAAGGTAACCAAATTTTTTTCATATAATTTCTCCTTCGTGATTTTTACGCTCTTCACCTGCGAAGATTTTTAGGTATGAAAAAAGCACTCATAAAGAGTGCCTGTTTCTAAGATTATTGAATTGCTTGTACTAAATTGTCCGGTGTCTGCGCTGCCATTGCCTGCTCTTCTTGCATCTGCTGTTGCATCTGCATAGCGCTTTCCTGGTCTGATATTCTCTCCATTACGGACTCTAAAGCCATTCCTGCGTTTGGATATCCGTTAGCCTTCATGAATGTCCAGTAAGTCTTAAGTGTGTTAAGGTCTCCTAAAGGTCCGAATGCCTGTGACTGTAATTTAAGGTCTGTCTGATTCCACATAGCTTCACGATTTGCCATTAGTGTGCTTGTGGGATCTGTATCGAATATAAACTCGTCATTCCAATAAAATTCTCCGGCTTCATCCATCTTTAGGAACTCATGACGATTTATGCTATCGTGAACAGTTCCACCGCTTGCATCTGATGTTGTAACGGCGGTTGTCTGGTCTGCATAAGCAAGCCAGAACTTGAACATTGTTTCGTAAAGCCTTGCGTATGCTTCATTCTTCATGGTGCGCTTAGACTCTAATCGTCCTGCCGCCTGATTGATTGAAAACTGCTTTGCAGTACCACTTGTAGCGGAACTGTCATATTTGCCCTGGTATGAATCTGTTATACCGATTGTTGAACGTGCTGCATCGTAGTTAAGGTCAAGCATTCTTGAATCATATTCAACATTGGCCTGCAGGTTTAGTGTCTGTATCATGCTTATGTCTGCCTGATTTCTTACACGGACAATCTTAAATTCTTTATCGGTAAACTCAAAGTTAAGTCCCTCCGGAAGAGTTAAGGCGCTTCCTGCGGTCATTAGCTTTTCGTCTATCTTGGTGGAATACTTCTTAATAGCGTCCTGCTGGTCCATGATGACTTTTACATCTGAACCACCTAAAAACCTATCTTCCTCGGATATGTTCTTTCTAAGTATTACTGGATATATGTTGGGCTTATAGTAAGGAATTTTCTTCTTTACTCTCTTTATTACGGGCATTCCGTTTTCGTCCGGTACTTCCATGTCTGAATACAAGTCGGACATTTCATCGTTAGGATCAAGATGTGCTTTTCTTTCTGTGCCGTCTATTGATACTTCGATACCTTCGACTATCTCTTCGTAGTCGTCAGAAGCCTTTGTTTTCTTCTTGGAACCACATACGGGGCATACACCGTCTACCATATCAGCGCCACATTTAGCGCATTTATCACGGAGTCTTGCCTGGTAATCCGGGAAATCCTGCAATTCGTAAAAATCGCACCATACGTATTTACCAACACCGTCGTTATCGTTCTTGTAATAGCATGTATTTACTGTTACAACGTCTTCATTAAGCGGTACTTCCTTGTTGTTGGTCTCTATTTCAAGATCATCATTACCTGCATCCGAAACATCGACACCATAAAACCTTTTTACGGCTTTTTTGGTCATTATTTCCTGCACAAAGAAGTAATCCATATCCGGAAGTGATGTCATTCCCGGCTGAGGAATTACTTTATAGGGGTGTATGGAGTCAACAACGACTGCTCCAAATTCGCTATGAAGCCCTAAATTGGAATCCCATTGTACGTGGAACAATGAACCACCCTGCACATATGTAATTCGCTCCATAGAGTCGTTTAAAAACAGCAGATGCAATCTCTGAACCATGCTTTCAAGCAGTTTTTCAATTCTTACTGCAAGCTCATCATCCTCGCTATGTATCGCTCTTACCTTCGGCATAGGGATAGATGAATCTACCTGAGACTCTACTAGCTCATATACGATATTTCTTACGTTTGAAGCCTTCTTGACGTTCTCTACGGGCTTATTGACGTTAGGTTGTATGTCTCTACCGCCTTTATAGTAATTGCGATATGTAATCATATGCTTTCGCTCTTCACTATATTTGCCCTTTGCTTCTTCTAATTTCGCTTTCCATTGGCTTAATTTTTTGTTTTGGTTCTCATTAACCATCTTTTTTATCCTTCTGAATAGTCTCATTAGTTGGGTTCTCCCCACGCTTCAACAATAAGTTTGCGTGTTTCTTCGTCTGCGACTTCATAATCATGTCGCATGTCGTCTCTCCACTCTATTTTTTTCCCGGTTTTGATAGAGATTGCAGGATTTATCCAATAGACACAAAAATACCGCAGGGCATCAACGCTATGCGTTAAGTCGTGCGGTTCTTTCGCGTATACATTTGGATTTTTTTCGTCATGTTGTATCTTTGTCAGGCATCTATATGCTTCTTTTGCACAATTGCCATAAGATGTTAGTTTTGATTTCTTACCTTCGTCGTGCTTTGTGTACTCCTTTAGCGCTGCACATCCGGCAGCAAGGTCATTTGAACACTTTGTTAGATACAATCCGTTCTCCGAAAAGATTATTGCTCTTGATTTGCCCGATTCCTGCGACCTGTTCCATAAATCCGGCGGCGCAAGATATAACTGGACCTTTTCTATCTCTTTTCGCTCTATCATCGACTCCGTGATTTTCTTTATGATCTCACTTGCCTTTGATATCGTTAGATTGCTTTCACAATGTTCATGTATTATCTGTGCGTTTCTCTGTGTGTCAACGTTTATCCAGTAGGCCGCAAGCATATCAAGTCCATAGTCCATTACGAAATATGTGACTTTATCGCCCTTCATTTCATCTGCAACAAAAGAGTCTCTACATACCTCCGGGAAAAATGCTCCGCCGGGGGTACTCATTGCTTCCTCTTCCGTCGCAGGGTACTCTTGCGCCATTGATACCTCACCAACATTGCGAAGAGTCTCGTCATACCATTTCTGATCTCTTCGCGGATCTGCGTACCAGGGTATGAATATATGATAAAAAGTGTTGTCTTTGTTCTCGTACAACTCTTCAAACAAAGTACCGCGCTTATTGGTGGATATTCCGATTATCTGGCCGCCAGTAGGTCTATTGATGGTGGGGTACGCAGCAGTCCATATGTCTCTTGCATATTGCTGCGCCGCCCATTCATCAATTATTAGGAGGTCTGCTGTTAATGAACGTCCGGCATCTGCACTGGCCGCCTGACATACCATTGTTGATACGGGTTGATCTTTAAAATGTATCGTTAGTGACAAGGAGTTGGACTCAAACCATGCTCCTTCATATCCGGCAGGTATATTGCCTTTCTCATAAACAAGCTCCGGCATATATCTACATATCACCGCAAGCCTTCTTATAAGCTCTTTTGCGTCTTCTTCTGTCCTCGATAGTCCAATGACTGTTCGTCCGGGCTTCGTCAACATAAGCCATGCTGCATAATGCAGGGCAAGCCACGTAAAACCTAACTGTCTGGCTTTTAATACTATGTTATGCTTATGAGTTAAAAACGCATTGAATGTCTCTATCTGCTCTTTCCAAGGGTTAAACGGTTGTATAAGCTCTTCTGCGTCTTTATCCTCGATATGACCGTAGGTCTTTAGCCAATATATCGGGTTCTCATAACAGTATTTGATTTCTTTTTCCCTTAAAAGGTCAATATCTCTCATTCCATCTCCGAGATCATATCTATTATCTGCTGCAAACTCTTTTTATGTGACTTTGCAAGCCTTTCAAGCCCCGACAAGTCTACTTCTGATGTCTGCACAACTTTGCCATGTTTTATATTTATCTCTCCGTTTATGGCACTATCTATCAGAAGCCTTGCAACTTCTCCTTCACTCATTCGATTTGACTTCCCGATTTCCTTTAGCTTATCTCTCTGGATATCGTTTAGCCTTACTCCAAGTACAGTCGTCTTCATTTATCCTCCCATGTGTTAACATTGCCCGTTTTTGGCTTTATTTTGATGCTGTTTTCCATCTCTTTTTGCCTTGTTTTATATGGTGTGTTAACATGCTTTATTGCTCGTTCTATGGAGTTTTGTGTGGTTATTTTTTGGTGGGTGTTAACAGTATCTTTTTTTGAAAAATTTATATGGATTTTAGGGCTGATTTCTATTGGACTGACGGAGGGAAGTGTTAACAGTTCGTTTTTTGAAAAATTTGGTATAGTGGGTATTTATAGTACCTACACTAGCCGCCCCACTCTGGCACCCGGGGGAGGGGGTACCGGGGGCTATACTGTGCACTATTGCTATATGATCCAATAAAAAAGAGCCCTAATAGAGCCCCAGAAAAATAATAAAAAAAAATAAAAGGTCCGGCATTCAATAATATATCTATGCGTATAATTATACTTACGTGCGTTGATATGTATGACTTAACATCTGCCTATTATCTAGTGCCCGTCTGCCTTTGCGCGTTTCGTGTACTTGCTTGCATCTGCGCGTATTTCTTTTATTTTATATGTAACCACAATATCTAGTATTGTTATAGTTATAGTTCTTAGTGATTAAAGCCTTATCAATTTAATCTGGCTTTTAGCTTTTCCAGTAGTTGCTTGTCGGCTTCCGTCATTACATTAGCATTCAAATCGATATTGTCTGCAGGCTTTTCTCCGGCCGTATCTCTTAGGAACTGCGCCGCCTTTGTATCTCCTGCTATGGCTCTCTCATACATTGCTATAGTGACGTTTTCTAGTCCTGTTTTACCGTTTTCTTTGTCCTTAGCCGATAATATAATATCTATCTGCTCTTTAAATGTACGTCTCTGCGCCAGCTTTGCGTTTGTTGCTTCTGCTCCTGCTCTTCTTACCTTTAAATCATTTTCAGGATCAAGTCCCAATGGCTTTAACCTTCCACCATGAAAGCCCATATATGTTTTACTTTCATTAACTGTATAATCAGGTAATTCTTTTATGTATTTCTCGAATATATCATCAGGGACTATATATCTTTCTTTCTCTTCGCCTTTGCTATTTGTGTAATTCTCTTTTGGATATATCGTTATATCGAAAGGAGTTTCAGTTGTTGTGTTTGTGTCGTTATTCATTTGTTACAATCTCCTTTCTGACTGTTTTATTATCTGGTTCATGATCTGTTTACCTGCTTCTATTTCTCCAGGAATATTCTTTTGCTTATTTTGGACATACAAAAAGCCCCGGTGTAGCCTTCCGGAGCTTTTCTGTGTTGGTTGTCTTCGTTTTTCCTGTTGCGGGAGGAAATAAGGAAAGGTAAAGAAATGATTCTGTGTCCTTTTTCTCTAGTATCATTCTACCATGTTAAACGGCTTGAAATATCGTAATATTGCGTTAATTTAGCATTATATAAGTAGAAATACAGATTTTTATTACTGTTAATGTGTGCCTCATGCAATATGCACAAAAACTCTCGCTCGCTTTTGTGAACTCTTGCTAATTGTTTTTCTGTGTGCCTCATGTTATTATCAAATCATCAAAACAAACAACCGCTTCCACAAACGAAGCACCACATAGAAAAGGAGATCAAGCCATGACAAACGCACAGATCATTTTTAACGAATCATTAGAACTTATGAAAGATGGAGTTATCGGAACGACAGGCAGACAGATCAAAATATCATATGAAAAGGACGGCGAGCAGGTCGAAGAGATCATTAACGAGCCCGAACCCATCCGCACATATAAGGAATGGCAGAATTTAGGGATGCAGGTCCAGAAGGGACAAAAGGCCATTGCAAAATTTACTATTTGGATGTATGCAAGCAAGTCCAAAAAATTATCAAAAGAAGATGCAGACAGCATCAATTCAATAATGATAAATGCAGACGGAAGCAAAGCCCAGGAAGGCGACGAGGTTCAATGCAAAGGTCACTACTACATGAAGGAAGCTGCATTCTTTAGCGCTTCACAGGTAGCACCTGCAGAGGAAAAGAAAACAGCATAAAAGTATAAAGGGCGCCGGCAACCCTTAAACCGGCAGAAAGGACAAAAACATGATTAAAGATAAAAGAACAGATATATATTTTTATAGCACCGAGGAATTTGTAAATTTTCTTTCTATTGATCCAGAAATAGAAAAAGAATGCACTTTATCATTAAAAAGCTGTGTAACCGAACAGGATTTTGTCGATTTTGGCAATGAATACGAACTAAAAGAAAATGAAGGCATAATGGTCCATGAATACAAGGTTATTTAAGGAGGTAAAACATGAAAACTATAAACGAACTTAAAGGAGCATTACAAAATGATAGGCCCGGATTCATTAAAGGCTTAATTGCTGCAGGATATGTTGATAGTGTTGTATATAATGCAACCGCAGATGATAACGAGCTTATAAGGCTTGCAACTGAAATATACAACGATGTCTGGAAGTCTTTTGATGTAAAAGAGTTTGAAAGCTGGATTTATAATTTCGCGTAAAGGAGAATAAAAACAATGATTAGAACATATATAAGGCCATACGGATCAACGAGAGAAGCATACAAGATAAACATGGAAACCGGAGAAGTCCTGCATTATTTCATTAACGACAATGCAAAAATATCTAATATATGCTATCCTTTTTCATTTTATCATACATCTTTTTCTAAAATGGGCTACACATCAACCGCCAACATGATAAAAGAATTAAAGCGCCGGAAGTATCTTGGAGTTGAAGTTGACACCTGCAGACAGACAGCCGAAGAGATCAGCGCACTTTTGCACCTTGCAAAGTTCCGAGCTAGTAAAGATTTTAATTTATTTGATATCGAGGACAAATTAATAAATATATACGGACTTTCTGAGGAATACACTTCAAAAATACTCCGATATATCACAAAGCACGACATAGAACGACATACAATTACAGTTATTAAGTCAGACGGCGACGGGTTCACAACAGAAATAAACGGAACCCCCGCAGAAATAGAAAATTATTACAATGACCGCGTTGTATTTATCGCCTAAACAATAGCCGACCGGCGGCGGCTTTTCCGCCGGAGATTGGAGAAAATATGTTAAAGAAAATAATAGCAGTTGCTTCTTGTATTTTTACACTTGCCACAATGTCGACACCCTGCGCGGCTTATTCCGGAGAAATTAACCAGCAGCCGAACATATACCCGCAGACACTTATAATTGACGAAGTAAATCAAAATGATGATATAGTTACCGGTCATATGCTTAACGGCCTTAGTTATTCTTTTTATGGTTGTGAGGACTGGTTACAAGGCGACGTTGCAGCGCTTATAATGAGCGATAACGGAACGCCTGACACAGTACTGGATGATATTATAATTACTGCGCGTTATGTCGGTTATGTTGATCTAATTAAATAAACTTATAGCCCTGGATGATTCCGGGGCTTTTTTAATGGCAATATTAAAGGACCTTGCAATTATACAAGGCCCTTTTTTATTTCTCGTTGCTG